TGACCTAACTCTTTTCCGATCCCATCAGGGGCGTTTTTAACAGCTTCTTTTGTCGTGTCTGAATATGGCATATGTGTGGGGTGGGGGTACTCGCGGGTGTGTTTAATCACCGAATCCCACCACAGGATTAGGTAGTCCGCTTTCCCCCCGAAAAGGTTACTCGTCGTCGACGTCCCAGTTTGCAACCACGTTGGCGAGGTTGCCGCGCTTAGGCACTGACTCATTCTCAGAGCTGTCCTTACGCACGGTGGGTTCTTCGTGATCTTCAGCCGACTCTTCTTTCTTCGCCTTGGACTTCTTGGGCGCTGGTGCAGGGGGCTCATCCTGCGTTGAAGCTGCGGCTTTGTCAACCTGGGCAAACGATAGGGTGATGGCTTTCACGGCGGTGTCTGATTTACCAGCGCTCACCACGGTCTCGTACTCCTCATCATCCAGCCAACGCATGGGTTTGAAGAAGAGCTTGGGCACTGCCGCCTTGGTATCGAACTTCATGTGGGTGACAACCATCTCGGGGTTGATGTTCTGCGCAGCCAACCAACGGGCATAAGCCTGGAGGGGGCGGTTCTCACCTTCTTCTTTACCGAAGATGGACGTGGCAGGCAGCGTGAGCTGGAGCACATCACCCTCAAGATCGTCAGCCAACACGACAGCTAAGCGCTGGCTGTAACGGCAGGCACGGGACTCACCCTCACCGGAACCACGGACGTTCTGTGGGCAGGTGGCGCAGCGGTCAGACTGCGGATCGGTTGCATCCTTGGACGGGGTCTCACCGTCAGGTGACCAGCAAGCAGGGCCGTTGTTCTCACCCTCAACAAACTTGCCAGCGTAAAACGTACGGGCAACCTTGGGCGCAGCGTTCACAATCACAACATCGAGGTGACGATCCTCGATGGAAGCAATCTCTTTGTTTCCAGCAACCAGACGGAACACACCGCCTTTGATGGAAACACGCTTGGTGTTGTCAGTACCGCTACCGACCAGCGCTTTAGCCAGTGAGGATAGCTCGGCCTTCTGAACGAACGAAGGGACTTTAGATGGATTAAATGCGACGACGTTTGACATAGTTGAACAGCTCCTTTATTTGGAAGGTTTGCGTACACTAACTGCATACTCCGTGTCGGAGTTAAGCCCCGGCGGTACGAGACCGGGGTTCTCTTCTAGAAATTTCGACATGTTGGTCTGCGCAATGCGCTTCTCAAGCAGGTCGATGGCATCGTTCTCAACCATAAAACGCTTGAACTCCTCCCAGTCAGAGGTGTGGTATCGCGTCTTCTTGCTGAGCATCACGGTGCCTGCATCGGTGCGCATGGTGGTGCTACCCATGGCAATCATCTGATCTTTCATGGCGTTGGAAATCTCCGCCTGCTGCGCCTTGAGTTCCTCGATCTGCGTCTCGTACTCTTGGTTCAGCTCCTGCACACGGTTGCGAATCTTGATGTAGATCCGCGCCAACTTATCCATCGGTATGGTATCTGGCATAACGTTCTCCTTGTTTAATGTCTATAGTTTGACACATCTAAACGACCACTGCAAATCGAAGGTGTAGTTTTCAATTCGCAATGACCTCTTCGTACAGCTTAATCATCAGGCTGTGGTCATCAACCCGCGCTTCCAACTGCTTGAACATGCGCTTCTCAATGTCACTGCCTTGAATGTGTACCACCGTTACTTTGTCGGAAGTCTGCCCCACCCTGTCGGCACGGGCGGTACACTGTAAGTAAGTCTCCACTGACATCACCGGACCCCAGAACACGACAGTGTCGGCAGCTGTTAGGGTTACCCCGTGGGCTGCAGACTGTGGCTGAATGACCAGCACCCGTGGGTCTTGTTCTTCTTGGAACTTCTTGAAGATGAACCCCCGTTTGGATGCGCTGATGTCTCCGTGAATCTGCATGTTGGTGATGTTCTGCTTGGTTAAGTATGTGCTGATGGTGTCGATGCTGTGTCTGTAGGGGGCGAACACCAACACCTTACGCTGCGTCTCCTCCAGCACCTCCATCAACACGCCAAGGCGTGGCGCACAGTCGAACTCCACCACCTCACCGTTGTCCGTGTAAGCAGCACCAGCGCTGATCTGCAAGAGCTTGTTGACCCCGGCAGCAGCGTTGACTGCCGTGATTGTTTCGCCCGCTGCCTGCACCAGCATGCGCTCTTTGAGATGGCGGTAGTACTTGGTCTGCTGTGGGGTGAGCGGTACCTCTCGGGTCTCAACCATGACAGGCGGCAGGTCCAAGCACTGCGCCTTGGTGTAGCGGATGGCAGGCTGCAGGGCAGCGAAGACTTTATCGGGTGCGTCAGGCTTGGGTATCCACTTGAACTGGGTCAGCTTGGTGAGCACCATGTCACGCCATGCCGTGAAGAACTTGGGCACAGACGTGGGGTTGACCAGCTTAGCTAGCCCGTACGCATCGAGCGGGGACTGTGAGGCAGGCGTACCCGTCATCATCCAGAGCCAGGTCTCAGGCTTGAGGATCTTCTGCAAAGATTTAAAGCGTTTGGTGGCGACGTTCTTGTAGGCGTTGGCCTCGTCGACAATCACCAGATCAAACCGCCCGTCGTTGTTGACCTCATCGGCAATCAAGTTGAGCCCATCGTAGTTGGTGATGACGAACTCGTAGTCACCCTGCACCAGCTCTACCCTGCGCATGGCTTGCGTGTGGTGGGCGACAACTGCCGTGCGATGAATGACGCTCTTACCTATATCCCCCATCCACGCTGAGTGCATGATCGAGAGCGGGCAGAGAATCAAGCAGCGCCGCACCTGTTTAACCTTCATCAGGTAGTCAGCCGCCCATAAAGCAGACAGCGTCTTACCTGTACCCGGCTCAGAGAAAACGAACGCACGCTTGTTGAGCGTGAGGAATGCAGCAGTTTCTTTCTGGTGTGCGAACGGCGGGAACCGTCCGGGCCAGTCGTAGCGTGCAGTGATTGGGGATGGGACGTTCTTGACACCTAGGTTTTTTAACACCCGTGCCTCGTCCAACCCCCAATACACTGCAACTTCTGTTAAACCCTGCTCTGCTCTTCCGACTACTTTCGACCTTGGTATTACTGCGTATTTGTCTGGGCTGCGCGTACGCAGCACCAGAACTTTGTTATCAACTATCTGCATTCAATTGATATCCTTTCTTGTCGTCCCACTCAGCAAACTGCACTTTACCTTCACGGCTTAGCCTGAGTGCAGCGAGCGTCATGAAGTCATCGGTTGCGATCTCATCCACAGGCACAACGGGGTAGCCATACTTCAGCTCCCACAGATACGTCAGCGTGTCGATGTCAGCAAACACAGGCGCTTGATCTTCCTTAATCGTGTACTTGCAGACATGCTCAACTGCTTCTTCATATTTGTCTGAGCCACGACCGAAGTTAATCAAAGCCGAAGTGTTTGCAATGAGCGCAATGTTTTGTTTCATACCAGCTCCCTAATGTCTTGGATTGAATTCACAGCCACGAACAGGACACCACTTGCACAGCGGTGATTGAGTGGGGTTCCACACCCCGGTGTCGAAGGATGCAGCAAGGCGAGCAACCTTCTCCCTGTAATTCCACCACGCTTTGTCGGCTTGGTCTACAGTCATCTTCAGCTTGTGCATGGAATTCTTGACAACAAACAGAAGCGCTGAATTAACCTGCCGGATGTGGGGGAAGTGAGCGAACACCATCAATGACATAAGTTCAAGCTGCTTGAGGTCTGGGTACTTGTCGCTGCCAGTTTTGTAGTCAACCACCCATGCCGTCAGGTTGTCGTCATCCACGATCAGCAGGTCAGCAATGCCCCGCACCCACACGTCATCAGCCATGAACTCACACGGTCTAAGATCAATGGTGAGCGCCATCTTGTGCTCTGCCATCTTGCGTCCGGGTTTTTCCATCAGCTTGTCAAGCGTGGGCTTGACAAAAGAAAATTGTGCTGGCAACTCAACGCCATCACGAACGTACAGCTCCGCAGCTTTGTGAAGTTCCTCCCCATAAATGATCTGCTCTGTCTTTTCAAACGGGTACTTCTTGAGCACCCGTGTCTCGTGATAGCGTCGAGCGCAACCCTCGTAGTCTTTGAGTGCGCTGTGTGACCAGCTGATTTTCTTTTCCATCAGAACCTTGCTGAGTTGATAGCCTTGGTCAAACGATTGGCAAACGTTAGGACGAACTTCTCGTTTGACTCCAGCTTGTGATCCATGTCTTTCAGGATGCAGTGCACCACCTCGTGCCAGAAGGTGTCGTCGACGTCTTCTGATTTGTACCGCTTACGCGTAAGTGTGCTGTGCGTAGCGACGGTGATCGTGCGCTCGTTGTAATCACAGTTACCCATCGTGCCGTGCTTGTCAGAGAACTTAACAACCTCAACCGTGTACCACTTCCTACCTATTTTTATTTGCTTTGGGATTCTCACTTGGCATCTCCATATCGTTTTGATACATCGCTTTCAGCCGCTAACGGGAGCCCCGGCATATAGCTGGGGACGACAACCATCTGCGCCAACACCCAGTCTTTGGCCTCTTGCGCTTCGTCTTCAGGTACTGCCACTACAACCTCGTCGTGCACGGTTAACACGCACGAATACCTCTTCTGTATTCGCAACATACCATCCGTCATGACGCACCTAGCCACGGCTTGCACGATGTTTTCTGTCAGCTTCCCGCCGTACAGTTTGATCTCGTGCTCTCCGTAACACCACTGCACCCGACCTTTCGGATCGGGCTTGCCCTTCAACGCAGGATACCGCAGTGCCAACCCGCTCGGCAACACGATACGCTCACGCTCAAACCTCAAACACTTGTACTCTACCACCTTTCCACCACCCAGGCTGCGTTCGATAGCCGCATTGCAGAAGTCCCAGAAGGACACGACAGGCCACGCTGCCTCACGGTACTTGTCGATGATGGCCTTGGCTGCTAGCGCATGCACCAGTATTTCCTGATCGGTGCATGTATGGGGTATCTCCATCAACCGCTTAACGTTTTCTTCCCAAGCGGTAAATTTTTCTGCGTCGTACGCACTGACCCCCAACTGTTTAGCAAACGCTTTGTCGTACTGAGTTGGCGGTGCACCGAGGAACCCAGTCAGTAACTGCGCAGCGAACGACGCCCACCCCAGCCCGTAACCACAGCCCAACAGTGCGGACTTGGCTGACTGCCTGAGCGCAGGGTGTGACTCTTTACTGAGCCCTGGTATGCCGAACATCTGCGCACCGAACTGAGCGTATGCGTCCTGCCCTGAACGGAAGATATCCAGCAGCTCATCGTAGTCAGCCAGCCACGCCAGCACACGCGGCTCGATCTGTGCAAGGTCACAGACCACAAGGGTGTAGCCCTGCGGTGCCATGATTGCTTTGCGCAGGAACGAATCACGTTTTAGATTCTGGAGATTAAGTCCAGAACCTTTACTTGCTGACCATCTGCCGGTGTGCGCACCGTAATAATTAAGCGGGACCGGCAGTCGTCCTCGACTCGATATATCCAGAAACCTTTGGGCTCGCGTGCGTTCCAGTGTTGACTTGACGGCAAGCCTCGCTTCACAAATTGCTGCCACATCTTCACGCTCTGAGTTGAGTAGTGCTTGGAAAAGAGCGTCGTTCTTTGCAAGCGCAAGCGTTTTGCGGCCTGTAGTTTTGCTGACCTTGGTTGGTGCTTCGACACCCAGTCCAAGTAACACATCAGCAAACTTATTGTTGCTGGCCAGGGCTGCTTCCTCGATGCCAAGCCTCCCAAGTAACGCTTCGCGTGTTGCTTTCTCTTCTTCGATGGCTTCATTGAGCATCTCCTGATCTAGTTCAAGCAGCGGATTAATAAACATACGCAGGGTCATGTCGATCAGGCGCAGTTCTTTTTTAGGGAACCCATCGACCAGTCTGGTAAACACCTGCTCACACAAGTACACGTCGTGGTTACAATACGCAGCCAACTCCTGCTCGATGTGCGGCGGTAGTTCAGGTAGCCCATCGGTGCTGTGCACAGCCTTGCCTTTATCTGGTAGCCCGAACTCTTCTGCCAGCTTAGCCAAGCTGTTGCCCTGCTCCACACCACGCAGCGCCCGCGCCATAGACAGTGAATCGTAGATGAACGCAGGCTGATGACCGTAGACCCACGACAGTATGGCTACATCAAACTGCGCATTGTGCGCAAGCACTGCCGTGTTGTCCCAGTCTATTGAGGCGAAGAACTCAGGCAACTTAGTATGCGTAACCCAAACGGCGTTGCCCTCACCCAAGTACTTCCAGCTTGCACCGAATGCTTTGAACTCGTTGTTGCGTATGTACTCTTCGGTTGTCATCTTGGACAGCGTGTAATGCTTGCGATGCCACCGTGTTTCAAAGTCCAGCACAATCACCTGCTTCAATTGAGCGTCTTCCCTGCGGTGCTGTGCTCGTCCATGACTGCATCGCTTGCCGTTAACAACATGCTCAACATCTCGGCAGCGCTGGTGTTCACGCCTGCAAATTTCAGTTTGCCCTCGTGAAGCGTCATGAATAGTGCGGGTGCGTCG